TGGTGATTCGAAGCGCATAATTTTTTTAGACACAGCTTACAAGTATTGAGTTTATTTAAGATAAAAAATGGCTAAAGTAAAAAAAGAAACAAACTACAATGAAGTTAAGCATAAATACAAAAAAACCAGCATTGGTAAGCGAAAACTTAAGACTTCAAGCATGAATAAGCACAAAAGACGTAGATTAGGCTTATGATTTCTTTTCCAAATAAGAAATACAATATTATTTATGCTGATCCAGCTTGGTCTTTCAATTTTTCTAGTAGAAAAGGTTTAAGTGAAAATGCAAAAAAAAGACTTTATACAACAATGCAAGATCAAGACATTTTGGAATTGCCAATATCTGAAATAGCAGATGAAAATTGTATTTTGTTTTTATGGGTTTTGAATTCTAAATTACCTTTATCTTTAAATTGTATTGAAAGATGGGGATTTACTTATAAAACAGTAGCTTTTAATTGGGTTAAGACTACAACAAAAAATAATTATCATTTTGGAGGTGGAAATTGGACTAGAAGCAATCCTGAAATTTGTTTATTAGCCACAAAGGGCAAAATAAAAAGACAAAGTGCAAGTATAAGAGAATTATGTGTAAGTAAAATTAGAGAGCACTCAAGAAAACCTGATGAAATTAGAGAAAGAATTGTAAAGCTTTGTGGTGATTTACCAAGAATAGAATTATTTGCAAGGCAAAAATTTGATGGTTGGGATGCTTGGGGAAATGAGGTATAAAAGATAAAATTTAGTAATGGCACAATCACAACAGCAACAATCTATACCAACAACATATTTTTTACAGCAAATGAAGCATCAGCAGATTATTGGTGGTAGAAATGGCTAATCAAAAAGAAGTTGGTGAACAATTAGGACTAACAAAACAGTATAAATATGAGTAAGATTTTAGTAGATGATAATGACAACATAAAATTGCAAAACAAAATTACTTTAGGTGATTGCTTAAATTTACTTAAATATATACCTGATGAAAGTGTTGATTGCATTATTACTGATCCACCATATGGAACAAAAACACAATTTAGAGATAGTTTCATGGCGGGAGAGTTTTCAAATGTAATGCCTTTGGTTTTACCTGAATTACACAGAGTTTTAAAACCTGATGGATGTTTTTATTGTTTTACAAGCTGGACTATGATGGCAGATTGGCTTTTGCGATATCAACAATATTTTAAATTGCAAAATATTATTATTTGGGATAAAAAAAAGCATAGTGGATGTTACTCGCCTATGAGTTGGCAATATACTTGGGAAGGTATTTTTTTTGGTATAAAAGGCAAAAGAAAAATTAGAAAATATATGCCTGATGTTATTGTAAGTAATGAAAAAGGTAAGAGGGTCGCTATGCAAAAACCTGTTGATATAATTGAAAAACTAATTTTAGCTTCTACTGATGAAAAAGATACAATACTAGACCCATTCATGGGAACAGGAAGTACTGCTTTAGCTTGTGTAATAAATAAAAGAAATTTTATTGGATTTGAAATCAATGACGAATTTATAAAAATTGCAGATCAAAGGTTAAAAAAATTGTATCATTCTTTAGTCTGAATAAACCTAAGACTTGAGGTTTTGAAATAAGACATGGCGAATCAAAAGGAAGTTGGCGAACATTTAGGCTTAACAAAACAGTATGTTTCTAATTTAGTATCACAAGGCATATTGCCTAAAGGCATAGGTCGTGGTGGCATGGATATGGATGCTTGTCGCAAAGCCTACATACAATATCTAAGAGAAAGAGCAAGATTACATCTAAAAGATGTGCCAAATGACATTAATGAAGAGAAATTAAGACTTACTAAGAATCAAGCAGATCACAAAGAGATAGAAGTTGCAGTTTTATCAAGCAAGTTAGTACATTCTGATGATGTCATTGATACTTGGCAGAACTTAATTGCAAATTGTCGTTCAAAACTATTAAATATACCAGCAAAGGTTACACATCAGGTCTTAGGTCTTAAATCCTATGCTGAAGTAGAAGATTTGATAACAACTGAAGTACATGAAGCATTAAATGAACTCGCAAACACAGGACTTCCAAAAAACTCTGAGAATAATTTGGAATCAGTCGATACAGACGTTCAAGCCACCAAAGAAACTTAAAGTTTCTGAATGGGCGGACAATCATAGAGTCTTAACATCTGAATCTAGTGCCGAAGCTGGTCAATGGAAAACAAGTCGTGCTGAATATCAACGTGGCATTATGGACACGCTTAATGACAGAGATATTGAAAGCATTGTCATCATGTCATCTGCTCAAGTTGGCAAGACAGAAATACTTCTAAATATACTTGGCTATCATATTGCTCACGATCCAGCACCGATGTTGGTTGTTATGCCAACACTAGAAATGGCAAGAGCCTTTTCAACACAGAGACTATCTAAAATGATTACAGCTTCTGATGCTCTTAGAGGTAAGGTAAAAGATTCCAAAAGCAGAGATAGTGGCAATACCATTTTATCCAAGTCATTTGGTGGTGGTTTTGTAGTTATCTCAGGAAGTAATTCACCAGCATCATTATCATCAAGACCATGTAGGATTGTTTTGCTTGACGAGGTTGATAGATACCAACCAACACCTGAAGGCGATCCTGTAGATTTGGCTAGAAAAAGAACTTCAACCTTTTGGAATCGTAAAATCGTACTTACATCAACACCAACTATAGATGGCATGAGTAGAATTCAAGATGCTTGGAATACATCAGATCAAAGAAAGTATCATGTGCCTTGTCCACATTGTAAGACCTATCAACATTTAGAATGGTCAAACATCAAATGGGATGAAGATTTAAAGAATGTAAATTATGTGTGTAAAAGTTGTGGAGTTCTTATTGATGAATCCGATAAACCTTACATGATGCAAAATGGCAAATGGATTCAAGAAGGTAATAAAAGTAATGTTGCTGGTTTTCATTTAAACGAACTGTATTCATCATGGCGAACATGGAAAGAAGTTGTAGAATCATTTTTAATTGCTAAAAATAATCCTGAACAGTTACGAGTTTGGGTAAATACATCATTAGGAGAATGTTTTACAGAAAAAGGTGAAGAAATAGAATCAGATAGTTTATTGAATCGCAGAGAAAACTATGACCATGAAACCATCCCTGAAAATGTCGTTGTGCTTACTTGTGGCATTGACTGTCAATCAGACCGATTAGAAGCACAAGTTGTCGGATGGTCAGCAGATAATCAAGTCTATGTAATTGAATACAAAATCTTTTGGGGTGACCCTAACCAATTGGAAGTATGGAAAGAACTCGATGAATATTTATTATCATCATTTACAAAAGAAAATAATCATAAATTAAAAATAGCAATTACTTGTATTGATTCAGGTTATGCCACACAAAGCGTTTATGGTTTTGTAAAACCAAGACAAGGCAGAAGAGTATTTGCTGTCAAAGGTCAAAGCATAAGTGGAAAACCAATTGCTAATAGACCAACACAATCAGGCAGACAAAGAGTAAGTCTTTATCCAATCGGAACTGATACTGCCAAAGATACTTTGTTTAGTTGGCTGAATGTTGCAGAAGAAGATCAAGCTGGATATATCCATTTCCCAAGCACAGTTGATGAAGAATATTTTAAACAACTAACAGCAGAGAAAAGAATAATTAAGTTTCATCGGGGACAAAAGAAATTAGTTTGGAAACAAACAAGAGAAAGAAACGAAGCACTCGATAATTTTGTTTATGCTTTAGCTGGATTTTATATTCTTTCTCCAAATCTAAATAAAATAAAAACTAAAAGCGAATCGCAAGAAGCACAACCGAAACAAGAGAAAAGAAAGAATCTTATCAATCGTAGAAGAAAAAATACTTGGGTTAATGATTGGTAAAAAAAGCCACCTGTGTAGGTGGCTTTTTCTTATATTAGCTATTGACTAATCTTCTATAAAAGTTATCCAATGGTCTACTGCTTCCATGCATTCTTTTTTAGTATCAAAACAATCGCCAAAGTTAGGGTCATCATTTTTGATAACACTCCAATTGTAGAAGTCATCCTCAGCAGAAATATTGTGAATAGTAAAACCTTTGTACTCATACTCTCCTGCTCTGATTTTTGTTGCTGTTTGTTTTTGGTTTGTCATAATTCTCTCCGTTTTGTTAATTATGGTTATTATATTACCTGGTTTTTAGAAATTTACAACTATTATTTTAATATTCAATAGATTTTGTTTTTATAAAAAAAAATATTTTTATAACTATATTTACAACTATTATTTGCAAATAAATTAAATTAATTTTATTTATCTTTTAATGATAAAATGCTTTTTAATTCTATCTTTTTAGAAGAAATTTTTGTATTTAAAGTATGTCCAACGCATTTGACAGAACCAATTATCCAACACAAGAACCTGACACTATCGTAGTGGGCGATAGGTTATTGTGGCGAAGAGATGATCTAGCTGATACTTATCCCACATCTGCTTATGCACTTACTTATGAATTTCACGAAGATTCAGGTGGTGGCGGTTCACATAAATTTACTATCACAGCGACCGAAGCTGATGATACTTATTTTGTTGAAGTAGCATCTTCAACCACAGCAAGTTATTCTGATGGTGATTATATTTGGAACGCTTTTATTACTAGGACATCGGATTCACAAAGAATTAGAATTGATACAGGCAGAAGCACAGTAGTTAAAAATTTAGCTAATACCAATGCTGATTTAAGAAGTCATGCAAAAAAGGTCTTGGATAATATCGAAGCTGTTTTAGAAAACAGAGCGTCAATAGATCAATCTTCTTTTTCCATAGCTGGTCGTTCATTATCAAGAATGTCAATAGATGAATTATTAACTTTCAGAGATAGATACCATGCTGAATACTTGGAAGAAGTAAAAAAGGCTAGAATCAAAAATAAACAAAGGTCAGGTAATACAATTGAGGTTAAATTCTAATGGCTTGGTACGATAGATTTACAAGAAAACCTAAAAGAAGAAAAACTCTTAATTTAAGAAAATACAATGGTGCAAGTACCAGCAGATTATTTTCTGACTTCTTACAAACATCTACATCTGCTGATGAAGAGATAAAAACCAATCTAAGATTACTTAGAGATAGATCAAGAGATTTAGCAAGAAATGATAGTTATGTGCAAAGGTATTTGAATCTAATGCAATCCAATGTTGTTGGTAACAATGGTATTCGTTTGTCAATGAAAGCAAGAAATGATGATGGCAGTTTGGATTTAGTAGCAAATAGAATCATTGAACAAAAATGGCATGAATGGTGTCGTTTAGGAAACTGCACAACCAATGGCAGATTAACATTTATAGATTGTCAAAAATTATTTATAGAATCTTTAGCAAGAGATGGTGAAGTATTAGTTCGTCATGTCAAATCAAGAGATTCAGAGTTTGGTTATCAGATAGAGTTTTTAGAAGCTGACCATTTAGATGAAACTAAAAATGAAAATCCTGAAAGGGGTGGTAATAAAATAAAAATGGGCGTTGAACTAAATGCGAGTAATAAACCTATTGCTTATTATCTGTTTCAAAATCATCCATTTGATAACCAATACTATGCAAGACAAAAGCATATTAGAGTCAATGCAGAAGAATTAATTCATGCTTACATTCCAAATAGACCTGAACAGAATAGAGGTGTGCCATTTACTGCATCTGCTATGGCAAACATAAAATTATTAAATGGTTATTTAGAAGCTGAAATAGTTTCGGCAAGAGTATCAGCAAGTAAGATGGGCTTCTTTGTTTCTCCTGATGGTGATGGCTATGTGGGAGATGGAGAAGATGAAGAATATGTACCGATAATGAACGCTGAAGCTGGAACATTTGAACAATTACCAGCTGGAATGGATTTCAAATCTTTTGATCCTGACCATCCAACATCAGCTTTTGAATCATTCAGTACACAAGTTTTGAGAAGTATTGCATCAGGTTTAAATATTTCTTATCACGCTTTAACGAATGACCTTAGTTCTGTAAATTACAGTTCATTAAGGGCTGGTGCATTAGAAGATCGTGAGATGTACAGACTGTACCAAAGATTTACCATTGACCATTTCGTTAGACCTGTTTTTGAAAAATGGTTAGAGATGTCAATATCAAGTGGTGCTATCTCAACATCTCCAAGTACCAACCAACCTTTGCCAATGAGCAGATACGATAAGTTTGCTAATTCAGCAAACTTTATACCGAGAAGTTTTTCGTGGGTTGATCCACAAAAAGAAATGATGGCTTCTATAAGTGGTATGCAGTCAGGTCTAGTAACATTTCAAGATGTTCAAGCAAACTATGGTAGAGATGTTGAGGAGTTGTTTGAGCAACACGAAAGAGAACAGAAGTTAGCGGAACAATATGGTGTTAAAACAGCATTTCAACCTTTTGGAATGAAGATGCCTGTGGAGGCTGACATTCAGGGTGGTGAGGGTGGCGATGGCGACTGATTTTCCAACAAAAGACGAGGACAAAAAAGTCAGTTTAAGAAACTCTAATTATCCACAGTTTGATTATGGATTTATTGCTGGTGTCAAAGAAAATGACCCTGATATCTATAAAGCTGGTGGAAACATTAGAGGTAACGAAGCATTTAATCTATGGACTAAAGCAAGAAATGGTGAAGAAACTGCTGGTGTCATTAAATGGATTAAAGAAAGAGAAGCATGGGCAGCTAGACATTTTGAGGATGGTAAACAGTTCAAGTCAGGAGATAAAGCTGGAAGACCATCAAATATTGCTGGTGTTATTGCTCAAATGAAATGGGGAGTAATAGGTACACTTGGTGAACAAAAAATGAAAGATGTTGTTTTAGAAGCTATCAAATACGTAGAACAAAAAGAATCAGGTTCAGCTAGTCAAGCACAACAAGACAGACAAGTATCTGATACTGTTGAAAAAGGTTTAAGAAAAAAAGTAGAAGAACACAATGAAGAAGTAGGAAATGTAGCTTCTAAAAGAACAACTTACAGAACAATTCTTTCAGTATTTGAAAGAGGTATAGGTGCATACAAAACCAATCCAGCTTCAGTCAGACCCAATGTTGGTTCTGCTGAACAATGGGCTTATGCACGTGTAAACAGTTTTCTTTTCGCTTTGCGAAATGGAAGATTTCAGGGCGGTAAGCACGATCAAGACTTACTTCCTGAAGGGCATCCTTTATCAACCAAAAACAAAGAGGATAAATCTATGGAATATAAAGAAGATAGACATATTCTCAATGTTGAGGAAACAGATGATACTTATGTAATATCATTTGCTAAACATGAGGATATGATGGAAAGTATGGAAGATGATGACAAAGATATGTTGGAATCTCGTCCATACCATGATGAAGAAGATAAAGATGAAGAAGAAAGACTAGATAAGTCCGATATTGTCTATCGAACTCTAGACCTTTCAAGAGCATCTTATATCGATGAAGAAAATAGAAGAGTGAGAATCGGAGTTAGTTCCGAAGAACCTGTTGAAAGAGATTTTGGCATGGAGATAATCTCACATTCTGAAGAGGATATTGACACTAGCTTTATTGGTAGTGGTAGGTCTCCTTTACTCTTAGACCATGACATGACTAAACAGATTGGTGTGGTCGAAAGATACGAAATTGATTCTGCTGAAAAAAGTGCGAAGGCAATAGTTCGTTTTGGTCGAAGTGAACTTGCAGAAGAAATTTATCAAGATGTCAAAGATGGTATTCGTCAAAATATCAGCGTTGGCTATAAGATAAATGGCATGGAACGTATGCGTGGCAACAAAGATGATAAGCCGATGTTCAGAGTACAAACGACACCTTTAGAGGTATCGGTTGTTTCTGTACCAGCTGATCAATCACAAGCTGTCGGAGTAGGACGTTCTGAAGATAAACAAAAACAAACAACCATAAAGGTAAATACAATGACTGAAGAAGTTAAAAATGAAATAAACCTTGATGAAGTTAGAGAACAATC